CCGGCTTCATCACGGAAGAGGGCGCGCCATCCTGGTTGACCGTCTGAATCGTGTCGATCTCAGCGTTCGTCTCATCAGCCGGAACAACGATCTTCGTGCTCTCCTTCGTCCCGAACGCGATTGCCGGGGTGAACGGAGAGGCTGAAATCAGTGACCAGTGGTGCAGCCAGTAGTTGTCATAAAGACCCTCGGGGTTCTGGATGGAACGGTTCTCCAGGAGGACGTCCTTGATCAGCAGGAACTCTCGAGTGGTCAGGATCGCACTAACGTCCTTGAGTCCAAGAGCCTCGTTCGGGACAGTGATGATGTGCGACGGAGCCTCCGCATCCTGCCGGTTGAACGCAGCGGACAAAGAAGTTACGTCGACGTTGGCCTTGAACTCGGGTGTCGCAATGAGAACGAGGTTCTCGGGGCGTGCAAATGAGTGGACCGCCGCCGCATTGTATGCGGGAGTCGGGTACCGCATCTTGTCCGCAGCCACACGAAGTGCCTTGAGGGCGGCGTCGGTATGTGTCTTGTCTGCGTCAAAGACGTTCAGATCGGGGATCTGGATCCTGTGGAAACCATGCTTCTCATCGTAGGTGCGGAACAGGGAGCAGATGGTTAGGAACTCGGACCACTCATCCGAGGACGCGGCAACGCTCATGGTCTGAGAAAGCATCTCAGACAGGCCCGTGTCGCTCAAGAAGGCGCGACGGAGAACATCACGGTTGAAGGTGACCTTAAACTTTTCCTTACGGTTAATCGTGTGGAAAGCGCTGTAGGCCGGCGGGCGCGCCTGCCCGAACACGTCCTTCTCCAGGTAATCGCGATTCTCGTCGTAAATGGTGGGCTTGATGAAGTCCATGTGCACCTCTTCGATGGTGTCACCGAAATTCATCATGCCGTCCTTGAAGACAGCAAGGGGGTTGCGCCAAGAAATGTCGCGCACAACCGTGGACCCAATCCGGTTAATCAGTGCTGACATGAACTCATTTCGAGAAATATTGTCAGACATGATTCCCTGAATGGTTTCCTGAATATTGGCCTTAGTGGCCTCCGGAACCATCTCCTGATAGTCCCTGCGCGCATCCGAACGAATTGCGTTAAGCATATCGACGTTTGAAACGTCATCTCGCAAGCGGGGCATAATTACTTCCTCGTGAATAGATCTGAGATTGACTTAGGCTTCCAGTTCCCATCGGGAACCGATGAATCAGGATTGTCTCCAGATGAGAAAAGACCTGAAAGGCCTGCAAGAGTCTTTCCAGTACTCTTTACGGCGTCCGTGTCGATCCCCATTTCCTTAATTGTAGCACTGCCTGCATCCTTCATGGCTGTGCCCGCAAGGTTGGCTGCGGCTCCACCGACCTCACCGATGCCCTTGGCCACAGCCTTGGCATCGTCTGCCGTCGACGCGACGGCTGCCTTGACGTCATCTGCAGTCATCTCCTTACTGGCAGGAACGTCATCGCCCGCAAACGGGTTGCCTGTCTCGCGATCAGTGGGAGTCAGCATCCCTGAGAGGCGGCCCTCGAGCTCGCCCTGAAGAGCCGTGATCTTGTCCCCGAAAACACTCGCCAAGTGATCCCAAGCCGCCTTCGTGTCCTTGAAAGGATCCTCATCCTTAACCGGGTTAGGATCCCCGCCAGTCATATTCCGGTCAGATGGAGATACCGCCTTGTTGTCGCCATCGGAATCGCCGGGGTCATAAACGTGTGACTCGGGCAGGCCTGCTTCCTTCTTCTGCTCAGGTGAAAGATGTGCCGTATCCCGGTTCATCTGCTGAGCGCGTTCCTGCTGATACTTCGGATCGGCAAGTTTATCCCCAGTAACACCTGTTACCGGCACTCGCGACTTATCTGGCTTACTCTCAAGATTCTTCTTGGTCTGCTCCTGAGTCCGCTTGGCGTCCTCAGCAGCATTCCCTGTTCCCTTGTACTTATCGGCCTTTCCCATTTCTTCTCCTAATAGTGAGGTAGGCTAGGAACTTGCGTTCCTAGCCTACCATTTTCACCCAATGTCAGCCAGTGCTAAAAAGACTTGCGAGTCGTTCCGTGTGGGTCCTTATCACCGGATTGCATCCCACACGGGTTCGTAGTCACTTTGCGGACTTGGGAGACTTTCGAGCAAGATAGTCAATGAGGGCATCGCGAACAATGTCATCCGCAGATCGCCGCTCAACCCAGTGCTGCTCATCGATGTCAGAAATAAGAGACTTGGGGAGACGGAACTTGACAGTTGCCTTGTCGCTAATAGGTCGAGCCATGATAAATCCAGCCTTTCAAACTTTGAGTGTAAATGTGGTATCCTTGAGGACCACTCCTCCAGGAACCCTTGTGGGAATAAGTTTACCGCCCCATTGGCCTCCCGTCAACATGTCATCCAACGTTAATGTGGCGGCCACTGAGCGGGGCATTCCCGCGATATGTACGTCCAGTTTACCATCAATCTCTTCTGCGTATTGCTTTGCTCGAATGTAAACAGATTTTGTGAAGTTTCCCTCATGCTTCCATGCTCCTAGTTCAACAGGATCAACCCATAAAGTCTCTGGCGGTGTAGTTGGTCCTACAAGGTGTAATGAGTCGGTGTCTGCGTAAGCAAAAGTTTCATAATTATCTTGAGCCGCACTTATCGTCTTACTTCGAGCGTGTGCTGTAATAAATACTCCCATTGGAGTGTAAACGGGATCTCGTGTTTCCATTTCATTCATCTCTAGCGAAACTCGATTGTCCTTCAAGACAGGGTGTTTGCCTGTAATGTCAGGGTTCGTAGCAAACTTTCCATAAAGACTGTTAAGATGTAGTTTTGCAATTTGACGTAAACCCCCAGTACTATTCTTTTTAATTTCCATAAAATGATCTACGTATTCATCAAAAAATCCATGTGAACCCCTGAACTCGAAAGTTCCATTCCATGAAAGTATCTTTAAGTCATAATGTTTCTTCCAAAGTTCTATGTCAATATTTGTTGCGACAACTTCAGTTGGCTCGTTAATTTCAGTAAGGTATTCAGTGGGATTAAATGTCAAATTCTTTTTAATTTGAATGCATGGAATGTGATTTGGTTTTAACTTGGCCTTAATTGTGATAGAAGAAATGTAAAGAGGTCTTTGAGTTGTAGGGCCTCCTTCGGAATATATCGGGTCGCCGTATGGAAGCAATGAGTTGCGCATGACCGAAGGGTAAAGCGAATTGACGTCATAAACACTGCCTTCACCGTTGAGCCTCCTAGAGAAGCGAGGAGGGGCATAGGTGAACCCTCCGCGATATGCCTTCCGAATTTCAGAGTCGATCTCAGGGGACAGGATAGGGAATCTACGAATAAACAGTTTGCCCGTCATCTTCTTATAGGTTGCTAAAGAGTCTGCCCCTGCGGTCAGTTTTGTCATCTTCTCAGCAAACTGAACCTCTAGCGCTTGAGCGACAATAGC